CCATATAACAGTTCGACGACATAAAGTAAATACAATTTCAGAACAGTTCACATTGTACAGAATGCTTTCACTCTTCTCCAGAAATCGTGAATCGTCCAAGAAGCGAACCTCTGGCAGGCGCACGAGTCACGGTACTACGGTAACCTTACAGTCTAAGAGAGATGGAATTTTGGAGAAGAAAGTGATGGAGGGGGCTGAAAGAGAGTTGTACCGGTACGATCAACCAAAACAAGATCTTGGGATGTCTGACTTGATCAAAAATCATGAGAATGGCACTCGATTCATGTATGCTGCCATAACTGGTAGAGAATCAGAAGAGATGGATTCCAAATTGAGACGCCTGATTTCTTTTCAACCCACACTGAAGAAGAAGTCCATCCCCATTGACAATCTTCCTGTGATCAGACTTTACAAAGAAACAGAAGTTTTCCCTCTTGATCAAATTCTGCCTCCAAACAAAGCAAAGAAATTCCCTGGTGATTACATCAGGGTTTCAGATGCAGTTACTCTTTATGGTGCTGTTGTATCACCAGATTGTAACTTCACCAAAGTTAGTGTTGGTATTACCGACAACAGACTCATGACTGACAAATTGGTGAAATCCTTCACAGCAACAACCAACTTGATGAGCAAGGGAAATCTTGCATTACCTTACAGTGTTCCTCTAGAAGATGCTGATCAATTAGTTTTGACTGTTTCAAGAGAACGCTCATTTCTTGAAGAAGGGAGACAGTGGGGTGCAATTCAAATACAATTAACAATTGAGTTTATGCAATTTCCCATGCAATATGAGAATCAAGAAGTTGCTGCAGTCAACATGGTTCCTCCAACAGCCCTTACCAAACCTTTGAACAACCCCAACAACATTGACATTTCAATCCTCAATCAGGATAGGGACAAACTTGCAGAATTGTATCTTGAGGGTGATATTGCTGATGAGACAGAGCCAATTGAAAATAAAACTCAGGTAGTTAAGTATGCAAAGTCCACCATATCTGGTCAGACGAAAGGGAAGAAGATTGAACCAGTTCACTCTGATTGGTCTTTTATGAAAGACAAAAGGATTGGAATGGTGGATGCAGATCAAAATTCAATTGAACCCAGTATTGATGATCTTCCTCAATTTGATCATGAATCCTTGAGATCAGAATCTGTGGATGAGGTTCCCCGTCCTGCAACTCCTCCAAAACCAAAAGATAAGAAAGTGTCTTTTGGATCTGATGATACCATCATCAACAGCTCCTCCAACATTAGAAGGTTGACACCATTTTAGGAAAGCACATCCCTCTCAGGTTTTCACCTGGTTGTTTTGTCATTTTAAGTTTTCAATTGTTTTCATGATTTATGATTTATGATTTACTGATAAAGATCAAATTTCAAAAACAACGGCCTTTGGCCCAGGGATGTCATCAAATTGAGTTGAGTGCAGAAGTCACCTCTTCTCTTGATGGAATCTCGATTGATGAATCAACCTTTGCTCTAAACTCCTCAACCACAGCCTTGATATTGTCATACTCTGCTGGGATTGTCAAGGATTGAATTGTTGCCACCCTCACATTACTAACAGGTACTGGAGAATTATGACCAATGTTCACATAATTTCCTTGAACAGAGGTCAATTGCTTGAGATCTGGCTGTTGAATTTGAGAAATCTGGACAGTCTGATCAATGCTGTAGCACAATGCAGCGGTGAGCAAGAATTTTTTGACCTTATCATTCAGATGACGTGGAATGATGGATGGAAACACTTGAATCTGCATGAAATCAGGCAGTCTGACAGACATCAAGGGTCCACCCCTGAATGGTTTTCCTCCAAGAACTTTGGTCATTCTGACAGCCAAATCTGGAAATGTTGCCATAACACGAGGATAAGTAATGACTTTTGCTCCCTGTCCCCGCCCACCTCCCAACTTGATTCCGTATTTCTTGTTGAGATCAAGCACCCCTTTCTTGCCGTCTTCGGACATTTTGTTAATATTGTTGTCATTGACACTCCCTTTGATCATGCCTATTGCAGTCATAGTACAGACATCTTTGATAAACTCGTCCTCAGAGATACTCTTGTCTCTCTTAACTTTAAACAATTCTGCAGCAATCTGGAGAGGATCAAATCCTTGATACTGAAAGATGTCAAACTCTTCAGCTTTAAGAGTCAAAACATCCTTCTGGCTGATCAATTGCAGAACAGTTTCAACATCAGCTTTGGTAACAGACATTTTCTCGAAATTTCTTCACCAAGAAAGTCTTATAAATGTGTAGTGTGACAGTAAATCGTAGTTCAGTTATAT